TCATCCCGTTTTCCTCCTCAAAATGGTCAGCGCTGGCCCGCGAGAGTCAGTTGCCGATACTTTGTTCGCAGCCTCGATCAGATGCTGCAGCTCCGGGGTAGAATAGTGGCTCGTAATGCTGCCGTTCTTATGCCCCAATAACGCCTTCCGATCTTCCTCTGTCACGGTTGCCGCACGTAGCCTTCTGCCAAAGGTGTGCTTCAAGTCGTGAATCCTGATTGATATGAATCCGGGATGCGCTGGCGCCTGGTGGGCTTTTTCCCACTTGTCCGCCGCGCGCTTCCTGGCTTTCCTCCAGGCCGAGTCGTTCATCCGGTGCATGGCCGTGGCCCCAAACTGATCTGGTTGTCCGTATGGGAATACTAAGTCTCGGTGTAGCCCGCGCTGCCCATCAATGATGGACATCGCCACCTTGTTCAGTATCACCAGGCGCTCATCGCCGTTCTTTACCCCAGACTTATCATTTCGTCCGCCGAATCCAGGCGGTATCAGGAATACGCTGGTGTTCAGTTCCGGCACTCGTATCTCCCACTCCCATGCCAACTTGCAGACCTCCTGTTCCCGACAACCTGTGTTCACCTTGTAGAGGGCCATCCTCAACAGGTGATCTGGCAGCTCAGGAAACAAAATGGCCTGCTCTTCCCATGACAATGGGTAAGGCTTCCGGCTGGACTTCTTTTCCTCAAGCATCGAAATCATCGGCACGCTCTCCAGCCACGGCCGTTTTTCCGCATCCCGCCACTTCCTGTGGCACAGGTTCAGTATTCGAACAACCCGCTGTAGCGCGATGTTCACCGTCCTGTTCGATACCCCCGGCTTTACCTTCCCGGTGGTGGTCTTGCCTGGTTTCTTCCGATCCTTGATGAATTGCGCCAGCGTCCCGTCATCGATGTGGGTTATGGGCAAGTCGCCGATGTACGGATCGAGCTGTTCCAAGTGAGATGCTGACAGCCCAATTGAGGGTTGATCCTGAAACTCCACCAGGAACCGTGTCGCGGCTTCGCGCCAGGTTCGGACCTGACGCACGCCGTAAATCGATTCCTGCCGCAGCTTTTCAAGCCGGTGTATCAGGTACTGCTCGGCTTCTTCCCTTTCACTCGATCCAGTGCTTTCTTGAAGTCGCTTACCTCTGACGACTTTGTCGATGTGCCAAATGCCGTTCCTCTCGTAGAGGCCAGACATGGTTTTTCGCGCCATTTATTAACTCCTTGGCGCCCACTGCGGGGCGGATTGTTGTCCTCATTGCTAGCTTTTTCAATTGCCATCGATGCGATGTAGGCGTCTGCCCATGCATCCAACTCGTGCCGATCAAAGGCCACGCCCTGTTTTCCAATAGGGAACTCCCTTACGTGGGGGCGTACGGTGTTCTTGAATTCGGCGCGGCACATGCCGAGATATGCAGGGGCATCCATCGCCCGGATGAAGCGTGGCGGGGTCTCTGCGACCGTCGCTGCTCTTGTGTTGGCCATAGGGATTCCTCGCCACGCCTTTGCAGGGGTGGACTAAGTTGGGGATACGACTGCGCGCCTGGCTTATTGCGCGAGAGGTGGGTTCGAGACGAAGATGAGCGAATTAGTCGTGACGTAAGGAAGCAAAAATGGCTGGAAACGTGGATAGCGTGGGTGCCGACAGCGGTGCCAGGTATATGGCATTCGGAGACGACAGCCAATACGAAGGGGTTTTAGTCTTCGCTTTCATAATATTTAAAAGAACCCGGTTGAAATCGATTCTTCGGGAGTTCGAGGAGGTAAGGAAAAGGTTTAAATTTCCCGAGGGTGTAGGGATTCATTGTCGTGAACTTTTCAGTGGGCAGCGTAGGGATAAGTTGGGGTTGAGCCACTTATCCAGGGAAGACATAACCTCAATACTTACCAACCTGATCACGATAATAAACCGCAATGAAGCAGGTTTAAGGTTTGCTTATGCACTAGAGGACAAGGTCAAACATATGTTTGATGAGCCGCTGATGTTTGAATCGCCGGACGGTGGTCCGAATATCCAAATGCCGGCCAAATATGATCCGAAAGGTGTTCTCGGAACGCTAGCACAAGCGTGCTTTGTCGTCAGGCCAGACGGCGCTCACGGCCCGCAGGCCAAGGATTGTCAGATTCACATAGCTCCCGACACTACTCCAGTGAAGTTTCTCGGAGAACGAAAGCGGCAGGCTCACTTTCTAACCTCCGGGTTCAATGATGTCCATCCAGAACCGGGAAGGGTATATTCAGTTGAACCTTTAATAGGTGATGGGGGATATCCTCAGTTGCTGCAAATAGCAGACGTTCTTGCATATATTTGTGCCCATGCGATGCATCCTGAGGATGATAAGAGGAAATATTTAAGCCTATATATGAATATAAAAAAGCGAGTTAGGTCAGTTTATGGTTGCGACGATCAACTTTAAGCTTCAATCGATCGGTGGACTGTCTTAACTGCACGAGCTTTGTTACGGCGCCCCCTTCAACAAATCAATGACAATCTTGACGCCGCTGGCCACGCTGGCTGGCCGCTGTGCGGCGTACCGGGTCAGGTCGGCAATAGCTTTTGTCCGCACGGGTTCACGGCGGATGGCAGCGCCAAGGGCGCGTACCACCTCAAGGGCGTACCGCTTGCCCTCCAACTCCATGACCCGGTTGATTGGACCGGTGATGACCAGCTCGGGCAGCGGCTCGTTGGCCACGATTGGCGGCAGAAGCTTTGACGCAGGGGCAGGGTGGCGGGCACGGTCAAGCGCCTGCTGTGCAAGTGAATTCATTGGGATACCTGCTGAGAAACGCTCAGACCTATAGCCACGGGCTGAACCCAGATTGGCATGCTGTTGAGCATGAAGGTTTCGCCGGCGGCGGCCAGCAGTAGGGTGGTGCCCATTACGTGGGCAATTGCTTCGGCGGCTGCCGGTGGTACTGCGTTGCCGATCCGTTCGCGCCAGGCCTGATCGCTAAGACCGTCCAGCTCGAACATTTCCTCGGGCTCGACCAAGCTTTGCAGCGCAGCCAGCTCAAGTGTGGTGAATGGCCGGTGCCAGGTGCCGTCGAGGCTTTCGATCACACAGGTCAGCCGCTCGTTGGCTTCCGGCATGCGTGGATCAGCGACGGACCACCGGCCGTTGTCTTGCCGGGCGCTTGCCGAGACGGCGCCGCACTGATCGTTCCAGCCAACAACGCCGTAATGCCCGCCGCTCAGGTATGCGTCACCCTTCACGCGTTTCATGCCTGGGCGAGGATCCGCGATCGACAGTTGCCCGCCTTGTACGCCCTTGCCACCTGCAATGATGGTTGAGCTATGGCGGTCCCATTCTTTGACGGCCAGGTTGTTGCTGTGTCGGTTCCAATTTGGCCGAGGGTCGGCAACGCTGAACGTCCCTTGCCCGGGCGACTTCACTCCGATGACCGCGCCGCTTGTTTCGTCCCAGCGCCGGACACCGTACTGCTGGTATTGCAGGGCGCCGGCTTTGCTGCGTGGATCCGCAACGGAGAACGCACCATTGGTTGGGCTGCTACGTCCGGCGACAGTACCGGCAGAGTCCTTCCAGTCGTGCACACCCAGGTAACCGGCGCGGTATTCCGGCACGATCACCAGGTCACGCAGGTAGCCGTCCTCGATCGCTAAATCATTCAGGCTGCGCCAGTCTTTGCCGGCGGTGACCAGGGCGAGGCGAACCCATGTCTTCCATTGCAGCGCCGGTACCCGGTGCATCGGCCCCGCGGCTTCTACGTCGCCGGCGAGAGGCATGCGGCCGAGGATTGAGCCAACAGACTTGAGGGTCTTTTTCTCCGGCTCGTACAGGAACGGCGGCACCTTCTCGATGTGTCGGGCCACCAGCAAGAAGCGCTTGCGACTCTGGGCCAGACCGCCGATGACTCCACAATCGTGGGTGGTTTCTGCAACCGCGTAGCCGAAGTGGCTCAGCAGCTTGTTGATCTGGTCCAGCAGGTGACGCCCACGAGTGGCGAGCCGTGGCACGTTCTCGAACACCAGCAGCGGGACCGGGTCGTCCTTCCAGGCTTCGCCGAACAACCAGATGCAGCGCAACGTCAGTTCGTTCAGGGCCTGATACTTCGGCGTGAGGCTCATCTTTTCAGACAGCAAGCCGGACGCGCCTTTGCATGGGCTGGAAATGAACACCGCGTCAGGCCGTTGATAGTTGGCGGCGCGGCGGATGTCGTCGACGGTGGCCTCACGCCAACCTGGTGGCGGCTCTTTACCGTGGAAGCGGATGTACTGATCTCGGGTGAACAGGTCCAGCAGCGTGCCTTTCACTCCGCTCAACCTTTCGAAGTCGGCCAGGCCAGCGGCATCAATGTCGACGCCGCCGATGCACTGCCATTCGGCTTGGATGTTGCCAACGATTGGCTTGGCCTTGTTGAACCCTTTGGCACCACCACCGAGGCCGCAGCAGAAATGAAAGTGTTTGAGTACGCGCTTAAGCATCATGCGGCGGTGTCCTTGTGAAAGAGGTTACGCCGGCAAACGCCGGCGCATGGTGGGGCAGGATCAAGCCACCTGAGTGACCGGCGGGTTCATCGCGAAGTAGATGCGGGCACAGGCTTCGGTGTCGGGCCGCGCGCGGTGGCCGCCGACCAACTCCTCGCCGGTGAAGTGCAGAAGGGCCTCGGCCACGGTCGGCACCTTGAATTGCTTGCCGAAGCCGGCGCGGATCATCTTCTCGGTGGGCGGGCACTGAACGATGTTCTTGCTCGACTGGCAGGTGCAGTAGCCGGCGGTGGCCTTGAACGCGTCTGCCGCTTCCTTGCCCCGGTACCGCGACAGCGCGATGCGCATGATCCGGTCATCAAACTGGATGTTGTGGGCGATACGCAGGCCGGCGCGGTCGTGAATGGCCATGAAGCCGTCCAGCGCTTCCGACTCAGGGATCCCCAAGTCCATGGCCATTTCATTGGTGATGCCGTGAATTGCGGTGACTTCAGGCGGGATCACCCAACCATCAGGGCGGATCATTGCTTCGAAGGAATCGACCAGGGTGCCGTCAGGGCTGTAGGCCAGAATGCAGATGTCCACCAGGTGCGGCTGGCGCGGATCGTCGCTTGGGTCGCGGAACAGCGGGAGGCCGGTGGTTTCAGTGTCGTAGGGGGTCAGCAGGTTCATGGGGCACTTTCCTTTAGGCGAAGAAAAGGCGCCCGAAGGCGCCGGCGGTGTTGCGGTGGGGTGGGTTAAACGACGTCTTCCAGCGAGGCGATGACCTTGTAACTGTGTTCCAGGGAGGTCGCGCCCTCGGTGTCGAGCTGGATCACTTCGTTGTCGAGCAGACGCAACAGCAGGACCATCACCTGGTCACTGTCGATGGCCAGTCGGCTTTGCACCCAGTGAGCTTTGAACGGCTTGGTATTGGCCTTGAGGACGATCAGCTGGGCGGCATCCTCATAGGTGAAATCGCCGAACTCTTTGTTGATGGCGGCTTGCTGGTCCAGCATTGGACGCAGCACTTCCCGAGCTCCGTTGGTGTTCATTGCCGTCACAATGCCTGTCTGCTCCATGCCTTCGAGCATCCGCGCCGCGCGGTTGTAGCCGATCTTCAGCTTGCGCTGGATGGCTGAAATAGAAGGGCGCCGCGTTTCCATCACGAAAGCAACGGCTTCCTGATACAGCGGATCTTCACCTTCGCCGTCATGGTCTGGCAGTTCCTCGCTGTCCGGTTCATCCGGGCCGCTCGCCGCCTGTTTTCGGTCGAACAGACTGCCGGTCAAATCGCTGCTGTGCAGTGGCAAATCGCGCTGATCACGTTCAACCGTGAGGCTGTCGAGGCCCTCGGCATAATCGTTCGGGGCCAGCACCAGCAGGCAGAGCTTGCCGGCTACGTCGATCAGGCCGTGACGATTCGGATCCTGAGCATCAATCGTCGCGGTGACCGTGATGCTCTTGGCCTTGAACTTGGCATCGGCCACTGTCAGTGGGATGGTGTCGACGCTGCGAGACGAAATGATCCCAACAGCGGTGTAGACCGCTTCGGTGACTTTTTCGGTAACCCGGTCGGTCACTTCCTGGCGCTGGCCTTCGTTGAGTTTGTTGAACGGTGCGGCGATGTTCTGCCATTCGAACATGGCGGCTTCGACCAGATCGCGCACCAATAGCTGATGGGCCAGCACCGAAGGCATCACGCCGTGCATCTTTGCGCGTTCGATGGCCTCGAAGTGTTCAGTTTTCATAGAGTGTCCTCAGTGCTTGGCGATGCGCTCAAGCTTTGATTGTTGAGCTGGGCTCAGGTTGGTGTGGGCGCCGTAACGCTTGAAGCTGGCGCGGATGTTCTCGACGAATTCCATTTCCCAGCCGCCGCTGGCGTGAAGCTCAGCGGAGACCAGGATCGCGGCGAACTCCTCGATGCTGTCGTAGATATCTAGAACGGATTCGGAAGCCATGGACGAGCCCCCTGATCAGGCTGCGGCCTGGTTGCTCTGCACTGCCTGAATGTGATGGATCAGGGCGGTGCAGATGAGAGGGAAGTCGCTGGCGCGATACAGCTGCGCGCCCTGCTTGCGCTCCACCGCTTCGAAGCCCAGGGAGCGCAGGAACTCAGCCGACAGCGTGAAGCCCAGGCGCGAGGTGATATCGCCCAGCTTTATGCGCTGGCCATCGTCTGCCGGCGTTTGGGTAATTGTCGAAACCGTTGCGGTTGTGGTGACCGGCGCCGGTTCGACCGTCTTAGGCTCAGGCTCAGGTTCTACAACCTGTGCAGGCGTTACGGCCGCTGCAGCTTGCTGCTTGGCTTCTTCCTGCTGTTTCAGCTCGGCCTGCTGCTGTTCGTGCTCGCTGATCCGAACCTTGATCAATGCAACCAGGTCGTCGTTGGCCTTGAGCACAAGGTCCTGGGCATCGTGGAACAGGAAGCCGTGCTTAATCGCCAGTTCGTTCAGGCTTTTCAGGTTCATCCGGATCAAGTCAGCAATTCGGCTGGCCTCGATCTTGGCGCGGGCCAGCTCAGCGTCGGCGGCTTCCTTGAGGCTGTCGATGGTGCGTTTTCCCTTGATGACGCCAGCGAAGTCCGCCAGCACCTTGGGCATCCGGATTCGGCTGTTCAGCGTTTCGTTGATCTGGTCGATGTGCGCCTGCAAGGCCTTCGCCGCATCCATGACGATATCGCTACGGATAATGTCCTTGCGCGCCTTGATCAGCTTTTCCAGTTCCAGGCGCTTGCGCCGCGTCTCTGCCGCGATGTCATCGATCGCCTTGAACAGCACGTCGATGCTTTCGGTTTGGCTCAACGCGTGTTCTTTGGCGGCCTTCAGCTTGTCCTCAACCTCGCCGCACCACTTAACCGTTGCATCGGCGTCGGCGAAGTCCTTGTCGGTCGATAACTCGGTGTTGATGTCGCTGATTACCGCCAGGGCGTGGGACTTGAACGCGTCCAGGTTGCTGGCGGTGACCATGCCAGTTACGTCGATGCGCAGCGCCGGCAGTTGGTCGGGTGCAGCGCCAATCGCCTCTACCTTTGCTTGCTGCGGCACAAATTCGCCAAGTTCCTGCTCGAACTGGGCCCAGCCAGCGACCAGTTGCTCACGGCGACCAAGCACGGGGCTGTATTCCATGTGGGCGAATTTGTTGTTGGTGCCATCCGAACAGACGAAAATCACGCGTTCGGCGCCGCTGACCAGCAGCTGCTGCTCAAGCTGCCAGTAGTAGTGCGGCTCCAGCTCGCCGGCGCGGATTTGTGCAACCACCTTCTCGTTCCACAGCTTGTGTTCGAACAGGACGTCGCCCAGCATCGTGGCGCCGTCCATGGACGCAAGCAGGTTGCCGCTGGTACCGACGATTGGGTAGAGCTCTTCGCCGATCATTTCCTCGACCAGGGGCCGGGCCATTTCCTCAGTGGCGTGGCCACGGTCGAACGCGGCCTGTTGCTGCGGGGTGACGTCCGGAACAATGCCGGTTTTCTTCATGGACAGCAGGTCGTTGCGGGTCTGGAACTTCGAAGCGCTCATCATCGCGGGTGCCTCCGAAGCGGTGAAGTAGCTGGAACGAAGGGCGTGCCACTCGGGCGTACCTTGCTGGACGTTATGCACTTGCATCAGTGTGATCTCCTTCGATTGGCGCCAGGGCGTGGATACGCTCGATCTGCTCGGTGGTGAGGACGTACTTGCTGGTCAGGGTGCTCAGCAGGTGTTCAGGGCTGGTGCGGTTCTGCGCGATCATTCCGCGCCACTTGTCCGCGTTTTCTTCCAGCTTGCTGTCGGGATAAGCCGGCAACTGCTTTGGCTCGTCGGCCTTGCGGACGTGGGTCTGGTTGAGCTCGCGCTCGGTGGGAATGTCCTGGACTTCCTCGGCCATCGGCATGCCGCGCAGCACGTCAGGGAAGACGTCGCGCAGAGCAAAGGAGCGGGCACGCATCTGACGCATGCGTTTCGGGTATTGGCTCCACGGGCCCTGTTTGCCTTTGAGGCCAGCCAAGCCGGCATCGGTCATGCTGAACGTGCGGGACTGTTCCTCTTCGCCGACGCGCTTCACCCGGCATGTTGCCGTCTCGCCATCGTCGGTTTCGTACACGTACTCACACAGCGGCGAGCTGCGGACCAGGGCGATCACTGCGTCACCCCAGAGCGACGGGCGACCGTTGATGACCGCAATGCTTTGCATGGCCTGCATGGGCTGCAAACCCAGTTCCATGCCCCACTGGACAGCCACCAGGATGTTGGCCGGCTTGCGTTGGAAGTCCTTGGGGACGATGTCGGAGTTGGCGAGGTAGTCGGCGAACTTCAACGCCTCGTCGAGGTTCTGCGGCGCGAGACTGAATGTCTGCTTGATGGCTAATTCGGACACAAGAGTTTCCTTGCCGCGACGTGCGCAGCATTGAAGAGGGTTAGCGGGAAGGGTTAGGCGGAGCGGGCAGCCAGCATTGCGTCGGCTTCGATGTAGCGGATCGTCGCAATCATTTCAGCCAGTTCGCTTGCGGCCGGGTTGCGGCCATACGTTCGATAGAACACGTCGACAGGCACGTACTGGCTTACATCGCACTTGGCCGCAAAGTAGTCGCGCAGGCTCATGCCATATTCGGCGTGACGGCCATAGCCTTCTGTGCCGATCATCCCTTGGCTTGAGTCGTACACACACTGCTCGGCGGGCATCGGAAAAGCCGGCCCGCCATCTGGTTTGGTTTCCATGATGCTTACCTATTGAGTGATCAGGCCGCCGATTGCAGGGCCCAAGAGAACGATGGTGAGGAACAAAAGGCCGACTGCGGCTGAGGTCCAGCGGATGGCGCGGCGCCGGTACCGCTGAGCAGTGGTCACCCCGATGAACCCATCATGTCGTCGCCGAAGCACTCGCCGTTGCAGACCTCGCTGCCGCACTCACGGCACTGATCATCCGGTTGCAAGTCGCGTTGGCAATTCTCGCCGCCGCAATGTGGACACCTGGTCCCGGTGAGGTTCGACAGGGGGCCGACCCAGTGGATGCCGAGTCTGTTGCACTTGCTGCAAATCATGGTCATGGCCGAACCCTCACCGCGATCCGACCGCCCTTGATAGCTGCCGCCAGCTTGGGCGGAAGCGCCGATACAGGAAGATCGCGGGGTAGGCCGACGCCAAGAATGGTCAGGGTTCGTTCGATTTCGGCGATTTGCTCGTCGATCAGTGATTTAACTGGTGGTGTGGTCATCGGTATGACTCCAGTTTCTGCATCAATTCCTGATGCTGGATCTCGATAATCCGGTTGTGCCGGGCCTTGTAGTGGCCGTACTCCCGGTTATCGATCGCACCCAGCGAGTGAGCCATTTCGTAGGCCATGCTCGTTTCAGCATGCAACTGCGCTGATGTGCTGCCCGCATTCAGCTGAGTGAACCGAGAGTCGATCATGTCCACGGCGATTTGATGCTGGCGGCTCATGCTGCCCACCGTTTCTGCCGGCGGTTGATGGCGTCAATCTCAACCCACAGCGCCGTTTCAATCTGACGGCCGAGCGAATGAGCCAGAATCGGCAGTTGATACGGCTCGACATCCATTCGGATCCCGTCATCGTCGTAGCAGATGCCCGACACAACCTTGAACTCGAGTTCGCGGCAGCCCTGAGCATCCCAGTCACTGGACCAGGTGCCGGGGCAAGGTGGCGTGTTCTCGCAATGGGTTACCTCCACTTGGAGGACAAACCCCTCAACAACTATTTCGTGTTCCATGGTGCCTCCAAGCGGTGATTACATCCGTCTGCCCACTCGCCGAGTGGACAGAGGCGATGCAAATTCCGGTGTTTCCTTATCTCCAGCCGCGACCCTGTCCGCTGGAAAACTGATTTGGGGCTTTACGCTGCGCACCCTGGGACAGTTGCCATCCCTCTGAACCGTTAAGGCCGGTTCATCGCTACCTGTGGTGAAGCGGTGAAACTAAAGAGCGGTGGCTTTCGCCGGCTTGCGTGTTCATGTGCGTGTTTCCTGTGATCAATAATCACGCAATGTGTTTGCGCTGTCAAACACGTATCGTGATTTATTTTTCTGAAGGCGAAAAAAACCCGGCATCAGCCAGGCTTTTTGGAAGTGAGGGCGGGTTTCTAGCTTATTAAGTCGGGTCTTATACGAATGAACGCTGGATAGTTACTTTTTCTTGCAAGGAAACGTCCGCGAGAGAGACTCATAAACCAATCCAGATGCATCTTGGTTCCACTGTTCAGGGTTATTACGGAGATATTTTAGGGTAATTGCGGCCAATTGACCGTAAGTGACATTGTCTGGAGGGCATAAGCCAACTCCTCGAAAACTGTCAGCAACTGCCGAAACGTAACCGAAAAAAGATCCGCCAGTGAAAGAGGTGCCCGCTTGGTTTGTCTCGTAGTCTTTGCCCCAGTCCACCAGGTTTTTGCCCGTTGCGGCCCATGCTGGGCTAGCGCTGAGAATACCAGCGACCAGGATAAATTTTACGAATCCTTTCATGGAAATTATCCCTCACCGTTACAGAATTAGAGTCCAGTCATTTTTGTATCGATGACGCGCCCGATGAACTGGCAGTTCCCATTGATTTCGATAGTGCGATAGCTCGGGTTCAGCGGCTTTAAGTACTTGTTGCCGGCGTCTTCGATGAATTGTTTGAAAGTAGTTTCACCCTTGTCGATCAGCTTCACCACGTAATATTTACCGCTGATTCGGTCGGCTTCTGGCCGCACCAAGATGCGTGAACCCTCTGGAAAGCTTGGGTTGCCGTTACAGGTCATTGAGTCGCCGCGTACGGTCAGCCAAAACCCATTTTCACCAGCGTTCTCGGTCGATGACAGCCATTCATCAGCATCCCCTGGGTGATGGTTGTCCGGTGACTCTGCCCATTCGCCAGCCATAACCCAGCTGATCAAAGGGTAGGCCTTGGGCGCCTTGGTTGGCTGCAAGGCCATCTGCACATTTTGTACGCTGTCGTCGTCCTCCAGTAGCAGTGCTTCCGGTGCAATTCGAAGAGCAGCCGCAATCGTCCTGACATCGTCGAGCGTTGGCTCGCGTGAATCAGTCTCGTAATTGCCTATCCGGGACTGTGAGCCCCAGCCGCACGCCATCGCCAAAGCCTTCTGGGACATGCCCAGAGCCCGCCTGTAATGCTTGATTCTTGAGCCGAGTGTGTTCATGGCTGCGAGTTTAATCACGCAACGAAATGAACTGTTCTCACTTATCGTGTTTGTGTTAATCACGTTATGTGTTTATCCTTCGCTAAGATCCACAGGAGGCTAAGCCCATGAACCGTATCCGTGAAATCAGGGAAAAGGCTGGAATCCGCCAGTCCGACCTGTACCGAAAGCTGAGCTGGGGGCAGTCACGTATCGCCAACTACGAGAGTGGCGAACGGACTCCATCCCTTTCTGATGCCCGCTTGATCGTTGCCGCGTTGAATGATCTCGGTGCCACTTGCGATCTGGCCCAGGTGTTCCCTGAGCCAGGCCAGTCGGCGGCCTGACTATGTCGAGCCCATTGAACCAAGAGCAGACCGTAAGGGCCCGCAAGAACTATTCGGTCCTCATGCAGCGTCTTGCATCGATCGGCAACGGTCCCGTCGCGGTTGCAGTCGGTTGCGATGAGGCCACGATCAGCCGCATGAAACCGGAGAAGTTTGAGCAGTTCGCTCAGATCCTGGCCGTTCTCGACCTGAAAATTGTCCCCAACGAAATGCGTTGCTTTAACCAGCGCGATATCGAGGCGATTTTTCATCAGGCCAAGCGCTGGATGGAGCATGTGCAGCACGTTGACCAGTTGGAGGAAGACTGACCATGGATTGGCTCAGGCTCTGGCACGACATGCCAAACGATCCGAAATGGAGAACCATCGCCCGCGTTTCCTCGCAGCCGATATCACTTGTCCAGGCCATGTATGTGCATCTGCTCGTTGACGCGTCACGAAATGTCACGCGCGGTCACGTGACAGTCACGAAAGAGGATATTGCGTCCGCTTTGGACGTGACAGACGAGCAGGTTGAAGCCGTATTTTTGGCCATGCAGGGACGTGTCATGGACGGTGATCGGTTGTCCGGATGGGAAGGGCGACAACCAAAACGTGAAGACGCTGGCAACCCTGAAAGCGGCGCCAAATCAGCTGCGCAACGAAAAAGGGATCAGCGAGAGCGGTTGCGAAGGGAAGCCGAGGAAAAGGAGAGTCACGGCGCGTCACGCACAGTCACGCCGAGTCACGACAGATTAGATACAGATAAGAATAAAGAACACACACATACCGCGCAGACGAAATTTCCGCTCCACGACGTTTGGGAGCCCGACCCCAAGACTTTCACCGCCGTCCTGTTTCGCAATGGCATGGCCGGGCAAACCTTCGAAGCCGACCAGCTTCTTGAATTCCGCTCCTACTGGATCAGCCGACCCGATGACCTGAAGACCCAGGCTCAGTGGGAACACGCGCTCGCCCAGCAACTGAAACGCCAAGCACGCACCCAGCAAGCCAACGGGGGAACACTCAATGACACCGGTAGACGAACTGCTCCAATCCGCTCGCGTAACGCTCACGACATCCTCAACGACCCTAGCTGGTGAGCCAGTAGCCGAAAACGTTACCCCGCTGGAGCAGCAAGTGCGCCGGGCAGTTCGCCGTGTCTTCGCAACGCTGAAAACCGCGTTCCCTGCCTGGTACGAAAAGCACTATGGCGATGCACGGGCTGAGCAGCTCGCCCGCCGCGTGTGGATGACCGGGATTCAGGAACTGGGGGACGAGGCTGTAAACCGTGGTCTGCAACGCATGGTGCTGGAGTGCAAGTTTCCACCATCGCCCAGCGACTTCATGGATCTGTGCGAGCGCGTTGACGACATGCCCTCGGAAGCCCAGGCATGGGATGAAGCGCTGCGTGGTTCCTACAGCCACAAGGCTGTGAAGATCGCCGCCGAAGCGACAAGCACGTTCGATCTACGCGCCGGCAACCACAACGACAAAGCGCTGAAACAACGCTTCGAGCGCAACTACGCCATCGTCATGCGCCGCGCCCAGACCGGCCAGCCGCTCGAAGGCCGCATTGCCAAAGGCATTGGTAGCGACAGCATGCGACCCCGCGAACAGGTCCAGCTCGAACACTCCCGCAAGGAAGCCGAAGCGCTGGTCATCGCCCAGGGCATCCCGGCCAACCCTCAATCTGCCCGCGCCATGTTGCTGGCAAAACTCGGTATCCGGAGAGAAGACCATGCTTGATCAAAGGCCCGTTTCGTTCGTGGTACCGGGCGAAGCCGTGGGGAAGGGCAGATCACGCGTCAGCACCATCGGTGGGCATGCACGCATGTTCACCCCAACCAAGACCGCCAACTACGAAACCCTCATTTCCATGGCCGCACAGCAAGCCATGAACGGCCGCGACCTGTTCGCCGGCCCCGTCATGGTGGAAATGAAAATCATCGTGTCCGTGGCTGCGTCCTGGTCGAAGAAGAAAACCGCCGAGGCCCTGCAAGGGCTGGTGATGCCAACCAAGAAGCCAGACGCGGACAACGTCCTGAAGGCTATCTGCGACGGCATCAACGGCATCGTGTTCAAGGATGACGTCCAGGTGGTCAACGTCTCGCTGAGCAAGCGTTTCGGTGAAACCCCGGGCGTACTCGTTCGTGTTGTGCCGCTTGAGGGGAAGTCGTCATGAACACAATTTTGATTGCTGGATTCACTGCCTTGTCCGCGCTGGTGTTCATGGCGTTGAAGCTCTACTGGATGGGTCTGCCGTCCGTCTGCCAATAACCCTGGGGAGGGGAGCACATGAAAAAGCCAGTCATGCAATGGGCCTGCCGCGAGCTGGTAGACGGCTGGGTAATGATCGGGGTGGACGTAGATCTGTCAGCACCAGGTGAGCCTGAGGGGCTGCTTGGGTACCGCAGAGCTGTGCATCCGTTCCAGTTCGATGGATCCGATGATCCGGTTATGGACTTCAGTTTTGTTATCGCTGAAATGACTTGCCGCGTAATGAGGGGGGTGGAGGGGGCGGAGGGCGCGCAACTGCTCTCTGCCTCGCGTGCGCGCGCGTTTGGGGGCTGACCATGCTGGCCGTAGCCCAGCAGCGAGTCGAACACCGGGTTGACTGGTTTCAGGTCATCACGGCCTTGTCACGTACCGGCTATTCCCCGCAGTCGGTTGCTGATGTCATCGGAGTTGCGCGCACCACGTTGTTGGGCTGGAAACAAGGCGCTGAACCTCGCTACACGGAAGGGGAGCGACTTGTGTTGTTCTGGTGCCAGATCACGGGGAACGACAGATCAAGACTGCCCATGGTCGCTAAAGGTGACTGGTGGGCTTATCACTCAGGTTGACCGGCGCCGGAGTCAGTGTTTCGGCGCCCAACATGGGGATCGAGAAAATTCTTGGGAGTGTGTTGCATGTTGAGAAAGTGCGGTTATATTCGACATCACTGGACACATCACCAGTACCCGAAACCAAAAAAAAACCCCCGACGTTGCCGCGTCGAGGGTTTGGTAGAGGGGAACGGATTACCCAGTTTCTCCTCCGGTGTACAGCTTGAAGTTCCTGCAAGGTCTTCAAAATCACACTTCGGCCTAGGGCTGAAGGTGTATGAACTGTATTTACGTAAATACGTAACGTCAATATATGCCTAAAAGATTAGCAACAAATTGACGCAGTATAGCGACCGGAGGTTCCTCAACTCGATGAAGGGAACCACGAATGGATCAACGTAAAGCAGTACTGGAACTTGTAGACGCCTTGGGAGAGGCAGCGGAGAAAGCCCGATCTGTGCTGGCATTGCTGCGTGAGAACGGCACGTACATTGAAGGCTTCTCGATCACCCATCAAAACGTGATGGGTGCACTCTGGGTGTTGGATGATCACATCAAACACATCGAGGGTCGTCTCGCATGTTTTAGGCTACCGCCAGCTGCTAATGATGATTGACCTGTAACAGAGCCCCGCCACGGCGGGGTTTTTACTGCCTCCCAAATAGTCGGGAACCCGACACCCAACCCCGCTGATCCTTACCTCGTCGAGTAACCCGACCCCGCCCTGTGCGGGGTTATTTCTTTCCGAGGTATCAAATGGCAGAGCCAAGCAGCGGGGCAGTGTTGGCCGCAGGGATTGTCGGTGTCACCGCTGTGAGCTCGTGGCCAGGTGTGGACCCGAACGCGGTGGTGGGGGCATTCGCTGGTGCAATGTTCATCGTGGTCTACGCGAAGGACCTCACTCCGCTGGCCCGTCTGGGCTATTTCATCGCGTCATGGGTGGCCGGTTACTACGTTGCAAGCGAAGTGATCGGCCGTGAATGGGCCAAGACATCTGGCCTTGTCGCTTTCTTCGGCGCGCTGTTCTGCGTGACCATCTGTATCAGCCTTCTGGAGTGGTTTGGCGGCGGCAAGGTGCCTGGGTGGCTGCAATGGCTCCTCAATCTTCGTGGAGGTCGTCCCAATGGTTGATCCATGGACTCTTCTTGCAGGGGGTGTCTGTGGCGCCATCTGCATCCGCATCGCTTTCTATCGCCGGCAGGGTGCCCGATACCGCGCTGGCGTGTCATGGATGGCCTACGCGCTGGCCGCCGCAACAGGCTGCGAGTGGCTGTCGATCATGATGTCGGTCCTCTTCTCCAGGCCTACCCCCGCCGTTTCCCCTTTCCAGCTGATCGTTCTGCTCGTCCTGGTGGTGCTGGTCTACCGGGCTCGCGGCAACGTGGCGCGCATCCTGAGGATGGACTGATGGTCGCCAACGACATCGATGTACTGGCCCGCACGCTGTGGGGTGAAGCACGCGGCGAAGGTCCAGCAGGGCAGGTCGCTGTTGCCTGGACCATCCGCAACCGGGTGAACGATGGCAACCCTCGGTCGTGGTGGGGCGAGGGCTATGCCGGCGTGTGCCAGGCCCCGTGGCAGTTCAGCTGCTGGAACAAGAACGACCCGAACTATCCCTACCTGAGTGGCGCCAAGCAGATCCCGCCCAGCCAGTACGCCCTGGTGATGCGCAACGCCAAGCTCGTCGTCGATGGCGCAACGCCTGACCCAACCGGCGGCGCCACTCACTACTACGCCAAGAGCATGAAGACCGCGCCCAAGTGGACTGTGGGAGCGAAGCAAACCGTCACCATTGGCAACCACGTGTTCTTCCGAGACGTGCCGTGAAGATCCTCGCCGGCATCTGTGCCGCACTGGCCATCGGGCTGCTGCTGGCGCTTTGGCGCGTCGACCACGTCAGCACAAAGCTGGCATCTGCCGAGGAAGAGGTCACCACGCTGACCAACGCCGCCGAGTCCCGCCGCAATACCCAGCGCCTGCTGGCCCAGCTCGACACCGACCACACGAAGGTACTCACCGATGTTCAAGCCCAGCACAAAGCCCAGCTTGCTCGCGTTGGCACTGGTGCTCAGCGGCTGTCAGTCCCAGCCCGTTGTCCCGCAGTGCGAGCCACCGCCACCACCGCCGGCGTGGATGATGCAGAAGCGAGAGCCGACATTGACCCCGCGGCTGCTCAACGAATTGTCGCCATCACCAACGACGGAGACGAAGCCATCATCGCCTTGAACGGGCTGATCGATTACGTGGCCACCGCCTGCACCCCTCGCAAATAGTCGGGAACCCGACAGCCTGCCCACCTGATCCTTGGCCCTCAATTCGTTGATTCCCCATCAACCCGAGGGCTACACCCATGCCAGAAGCCACTATCCGCGAAGTCGATTATCAGGATGTTTTGAAAGCGCAAATCCTTGTTGAGATCGCGGGAACGCTGGTCAGTCGCGTTGCACCGTCGAACAACATGGACGTTCAGGGCGCCGCTAACACGCTGAGCGTTGACTTGATTTCCTATGCCAAGCAACTGCTGAAAACCCCTGTACCGCCTGAGCCTGAAGCCCTCGCTGCCTCGCCCGCCGAGTAACCCGTCCAGCAACTGCTGATGCCCGGTCACGTGCCGGGCTTCACACCATCAGGAGACAAGACCATGCCCGGTCCAGATGATTTGAAGATTCAAACCCCAGGCGAACCGCTTGGCACTATGACGCCGCTCGCAGCAGCAGTGACCACTGCCAACGAGGCCGACACCGCCCAGGCACAGCCTCCGCTGTACGCCGCCAAGCACAGTGCCGGTGGCCGCTGGCACGTCGTGACCAATGACGCTGACGCCACCCGCGTTGGTGACTTCGTTGGCGACAAGGTTTCGATCGTTGCCGAAGTCGAACGCATGAACGCCGGCGGTGAGCCGTTGAAGCTGGACCCGGAGCGCCTGCAAGACCGCGCCGACCAGGCACAGCCCAAGCAATCGGCGACTACCGACGTCGACGCCACCAAGCTCAAGCAAGCAGTCATGACGCCTGACGGCTGGCTGTGCCCTGAACCACCGGTCAAGGAGTAAGGCGCATGGGAAGTAAGCCGAAGAAGCCGCCAGCCCCAGTCGTTGTGGCGCCGCCTGATCCGCAGATCGAAGCCACCAAGGCTGCTGATACTGCTGCCATCAAGGCCAACGAAGAAACCGCCGCCCGCAAGAAGCGTAAGGCCGAGAGCAGCCTGCTCACGTCCGGCGCCCAAGGCACCGGCTCTGTTCTATCCCAAGGCAAGAGCACCCTCGGATCATGAACGCATCCCAGATCTGCAAAACGTTGAGCACCCTGAAGTCGCTGCGCTCGCCGCATGAGCAGACCTGGCGCGACTGCTACGACCACAGCTACCCCGTGCGGGGTAGTGGCTTTTCCGGTGAGTCGATCACAGCGACCGAAGCGCAGTCGCGTAAGGCCCGCATGATCGACGGCACCACCACTGATGCTGTGCGTATCCTGTCATCGGCCATCATGTCTGGTGTCACGCCTGCAAACTCTGTGTGGTTCGCCCTGGACGCTGGCCAAGAGAGTGATGAAGAGCGCCGCTGGATGGACGACAGCGCCAAAATCCTTTGGGAGAACATTCACGCCGCCAACTTCGACGCCGCCGGCTTTGAGGGCATGATCGATATCGTGTGTGCTGGCTGGTTTGCCATGTACATCGATGCGGATCAAGACAACGGCGGCTTCGTGTTCGACCTGTGGCCTATCGCGAGCGTGTACTGCTCCGCATCCAAGGCGGGCGGGCAGATTGACACCGTGTATCGCGAGTACAGGCTCACGGCAGAACAGGCAGTCAACGAGTTCGGCGAAGAGAACATCAGCGAGACCACCCGCAAGCTGGCCAAGGACAAGCCACAGGAACTGGTTTCGTTCATCCACGCGATCTATCCGCGCACCACACACATGGTCAACGCCAGGCTGGCGAAGAACATGCCGATCGCCAGTTGCAAGGTGGAGGTCGGTGCGCAGCTTCTGGTCAGTGAGTCTGGCTATCACGAAATGCCGGTAGTCGTGCCGCGCTGGATGATGATCCCCGATAGCGTGTACGCGACCGGCCCGGTTTCGGATGCTCTGCCGGACTCCCGAACCCTCAACGAGCTGTGCCGTATGGACTTGGCTGCCGGTGACCTGGCCATCGCCGGCATGTGGATTGCCGAAGATGACGGGGTACTAAACCCGCGCACGGTCAAGGTGGGCCCGCGCAAGATCATCGTGGCCAACAGTGTCGACAGCATGAAGCCACTGCAAAGCGGCTCAAACTTCCAATACGCCGAGACGAAGATCGCCCGCATTCAGGCTTCGATTCGACGGATCCTGATGGCCGACCAGCTCCGCGCCCAGGACGGGCCGAGCATGACCGCCACCGAGGTGCACGCGCGTGTCGCCCTGATCCGTCAGTTGCTTGGCCCAGTCTATGGCCGCATGCAGTCGGAGTACCTGCAACTTCTGATCGAGCGCTGCTTCGGTATTGCCTACCGTGCTGGCGTGCTGGGTGCCGCCCCTCAATCGTTGACCGATCGTAACTTCACGGTTCGCTACACCGGCCCGCTGTCACGCGCCCAGAAACTGGAAGAGGTCACCGCGATTGACACGTACGTGGGCGGCGCACTGGCCATCAAGGCCGCTGATCCTACCTCGGACATCATGGACAACATCGACATGGACGCCGCCCAGCGCTTCAAAGGCGAGGCGCTGGGGGTTCCTTCATCCGTCATCCGCAGCGAAGCCGCACGCGACAAGCTGCGCGAGAAGAGAGCCCAAGACCAGCAGGCGGCGCAGGAACAGGCCCAGCAGCAGATGCTGCAGCAACAGGCCGGAGAGACCGCCATCAAGCAAACAGCAGGGGCCGCAGCGTAATGGCGATCGAAGTCGATGCAGCAATGTTCAAGCGCGTTTTCGAGGACCACCACGAAGGGCGGTTGATCCTCGAAGCGCTCACCCATCAGTTCGCCCGCCCCGCAGTGGTAAAGGGCGGGATCGATGCGGTGCTCGAAACTTACCAGCGAGACGGCCAGCGGCGAGTGCTGGAATTCATCGTTGCCCAAATCAACAGAGCAAATGGAGTAGATACCAATGCGTTTGAAGAATAGTTTTGCCCGTTTCATGGGCGTGATGTTCATGGCTGAAGCTCCGGCAGATGGTGTGCCTGGTGCAGTAACAACCGAACAACCGGCTTCCGTGCTGGCAGCTGCCACGCCAGCCGCGGCTGTTGTGCCGGGCCCGAACGATTACATCCCTGAGAAGTATCGGACCAGCAAGGAAGATGGATCGCTTGACCTCGAAGCGTCCACCCGCAAGCTGGCCGAGTCCTACAGTCATCTTGAAAAGCGCATGGGCTCAGGTGATGTGCCACCCAAAACCCCGGACGAATACGCGGTCAAGCTGGAGGGCGTCGAGGGCTTCAACTGGGACGAATTCAAGGCTGATCCAGAAACCCAGTCGTTCCTTAAGGGGGCTCACGCCAAGGGACTGAGCAACGACCAGGTGCAGTACGTGATCGGCGAATACATGAAGGCGGCGCCCGGCTTGATCGCTGGTGCTGCCGTGCTCACCACTCAGGACTGCACCACCGCGCTGAAAGCGGTATGGACCGATGAGCAGGCCATGAAGACCAACGTCACTGCGTCTTACCGGGCTGCTGAAGCGTTTGCCAGCGAGCCGGGCAAGCCAGGCAACTTCGGCGCACTGATGGAGAAGTACGGCAACGATCCCGACTTCATCGCTTTCACCGCCAACATCGGCAAGGAGCTGAAGGAAGACCGCCCAATCAACGGCGGCGCCGTAGTGAGCGATGGTGATTTCGCGGTCAAGACTTCGGAGTTGCGCCAGCAGTTGCAGGATCTGCCGCCCCACGATGCCAAGCGCGCCGGCATTCAGGCGCAACTGGATGACCTCTACAACCGCAAATACAACACGCCTACATCCCGCTTCTAACCCCCGCTGCAAATAGTCGGGAAACCGACACCCACCATGCACAAACATCGCAGGCATCCCAGCAATGGGCCGGCCTGCGATGGCACGCAGACACCCGGACAGCCCCGAGGCGCAGCAAAGCCGATGCACGCCAGGAATACCGGCCCGCGTTGCGGACACCCGGCAGGCAAATCCCTTATCTGCATTGGAGTGCATCGCATGTCTCAGCAAATTACCGAAGCCTTTGTTCAGCAGTTCGCTGACAACTTCCGTCACCTCGCGCAGCAAATGACCTCGCGGTTCGAAACCCGCGTGACCATCGAGCCCAACATCGTCGGCATGTCGAAGTCGGTTAACCGCCTGGGTCAGCGTACCGCCCAGCGTCGCACCCAGCGTCACGCTGACACCCCGATCAATGACCAACCACACAGCACACGCTTTGTGGATCTGTTCGATTGGGACGATGGCGACATGATCGACGACCAGGACAAGATTCGTATGCTGGTTGATCCGACGTCGGACTACGTCAAGGCGATGGTTGCGGCGCTGAACCGTGCCAAAGACGACGTGATCATCGGCGCCTTCGGCGGCAACTCGCGCGCTACCACCGGCAACATCATCCTGCCAACCACGCAAAAAATCGCGGTGGGTGGTACCGGCTTGACCAAGGCCAAGATCATCCAGGCTCGCAAGCTGTTCCGCCGTAACGAAGCGGATAACCACAACGGTGAAGAGCTGTTCATGACCTACACCGCTTCCGCTGCTGCCGACATCCTCGCGGACAGCACCCTGACCAGCGCTGACTACATGGCCGGCAAGTTCCTTCAGGAAGGCGACGTGGAAGGTAAGTGGATGGGCTTCACCTGGATTCCTTCCGAGCGCACCCCTTATGACGGTTCAACCCGCCGTCTGTACGCCTGGGCGAAGTCCGGCGTAACCCTGGGCAAAGGCAAGGACATCACCACCAAGGTTGGCGAGGATCCGGGCAAGGGCTTCAACGTGCGGATCTACGGCAAGCAGTCCATTGGTGCCGTGCGTACCGAGGAAGAAAAGGTTGTTGAAATCTCCGTAACTGAGGCCGCGTAAGCGGCTTCGGCTTCCCCCTCTTTCCCGGTTTAGGAGTTCTAACCCATGGCAACCGTAAACGCATCCGTATCCGCCGCTCGCGCGGCTCTTCCGCAGCAGTTGGTCAAACCCAACCTGCAGGGCGCTGACGTGCAGATTCTTGTCAGCACCTACACCGTCCCCGTTGGCGGCATCGCTATTGGCGACAAAATCTCCTGGGGCCTGCTGCCGTTTGGTTCTCGCCTCATGCCCGGCACTCGACTGTATTTCGCTGTCGGTGCTGCATCTTCGACCATCAACCTTGGCGACGCTGTAGTGCCAGCGCGCTATCTCGCAGCGACTTCGGTAGCGGCAGCAGGCAGTGCGACCGCCGACGCCCAGTTCGCCAACGGAGCTCTGTTTGAGGTTTCGGTAGCTCAGCAAGGCCTGGCCACCGATCAAAGCGAACTGTTCTCCACTGTTGCCGGTGCTGCGCTGCTGGCGGGCCAAGTCATCACCCTGGTGGCGCATTACGCCGGACAAAACTGATTGGTGCTGCCAGGGATGGCGAACGACTTAACCGGGGCCGCGTGCCCCGGTCCTTTTATGTGGAGGTTTTAGGATGAGCATGGCAACCGGGGTTTCGATCTGCTCCAACGCCCTGTTGATGCTGGGTGCACAGACCATCAACGACTTCAATGAACCTGTGGACCGGGCCAAGATCGCCGCCAACCTGTATCCGACCATTCGTGATGGCCTGCTACGGGCTCACCCGTGGAACTGCACCATCAAGCGCGCCTTGCTGGCGCCTGACGCCACGGCCCCGGCCTTTGGCTACGACAATCAGTTCGAGTTACCGGCGGACTTCCTGCGCGTACTGGAGGTCGGGCAGAGCGGCATGCAGATTGATTACCTGGTTGAGGGTCGCAGCATCTTGGCCAACGCCACATCCGTCGAACTGCGCTACGTGTACCGGAATGAGATCGAAAACGTCTGGGATGCCAGCCTTGTTGAGCTGCTGACGCTGTCGATGGCTGCCGCCATGGCTTACCCGATCACTCAGTCAGCCGCGCTCCAAGCCAACTTTGAACAGAAACTTGCGATGGCCAAGAAGGTGGCGCGGGCTGTTGATGGCCAGGAAGATCCGCCGCAGACCCTGGGCGATGAACGTCTCTACGGCGCTCGCTTCGGGGCACGCGGATAATGGCGCGCTATACGCTCAACCAGACCAACTTCACCGCCGGCGAACTCTCGCCGCGCATGCTGGGCCGTGTCGATATCGCTCGGTACCAGAACGGCGCCGAGATCATCGAAAACGCTTGGCCACTGGTGCACGGTGGTTGCACTCGCCGCGATGGCACTCTGTTTGCTGCCGCTGCCAAGTTCGCCGCCAAGCGCGCGCGCCTCATCCCCTACGTGTTCAACAAATCTCAAGCCTACATGTGCGAGTTCGGCGACCTTTACGTGCGGGTCTACTACCCGAACGGGGTCTACACCGGAGTCGAGCTGATCAGCCCTTACACCGAGGCAATGCTCAGCGCGATCGATTACGTGCAGGGCGCTGACACCATGTTTATCTTCAACAACCAGGTGCCTATCCAGCGCCTGCGCCGCATCACGGATTTGCAATGGAGTCTTGCACCGGCGCCTTTTGTGACCAAGCCGTTCGACGAGAAGGGCATCAACTTCGCCACCTCGGCAACGATCAGCGATATCACCGTAGGCACCGGCCGTACGTTCACGTCCTCGGTTTCCGCCTTCCTGGCTTCGGACGTTGGGCGTGAAATCTGGTCTGGTGGCGGTATTGCCAAGATCACCGCTGCCATCAGTGCCACCGTGGTCACCGTACAGGTGGTGACTGCATTTCCGGTCACCCCTATGGCCGCTTGGTCGATTAAGGGTTCTCCGCAAACAACGCTGTCGCCAAGCGTTGTGGGCACAGTCGGTGCCGTCATCGGCCTGACCTTAGGCGCAGCAGGGTGGCGCTCTGATGACGTAGGCAAATTCGTCAAGGTCAATAGCGGTCTGGTTGAAATCACTGTCGTCTCAAGTTCAACGGTTGTCTCGGGGATTGTTCGTGGTGCCAACACTTCGACGGTCGCCGCGCCTGCGAACGCCTGGTCGCTTGAGGCTTCAGTCTGGAACGACTTTGACGGCTACCCATCAACCGGCACGTTGCATGAACAGCGTCTTGTCGCCGCCGGCTCGCCCAACTTCCCCCAGACCATTTGGGAGTCGCGCACCGGTGAGTATCTGAACTTCGAGCTGGGTACCAAGGACGACGACGCCATGTCGTTCACTGTGTCCAGCGACCAGATCAACCCCATCACGCACATGGCACAGATCAAGGCGCTGATTGCACTGACCTACGGCGGCGAGTTCAGCCTCACTGGTGGCGTCGAGAAGCCCATCACCCCGACCAACATTCAGGTCAAGAACCAATCCGTATACGGCTGCAACAACGTCAAGCCAGTGCGGATCGGCAACGAGCTGTATTTCATTCAGCGCTCAGACCGCAAGTTGCGGGCACTGGCCTACAAATACGACTCCGATGCCTACGGCGCCCCGGACATGTCCGTCCTGTCTGAGCACGCCACGCAGAGCGGCGTCATCGACATGGCTTATCAGCAAGAGCCGGAGTCGATCCTGTTTCTGGTCCGCAATGACGGTGTGATCGCCACCCTGACCGTTGACCGTGACCAAGACGTGGTTGGCTGGGCCCGGCAAGTCACTGACGGCAAGTTCGAATCGGTTGCGTCGATTCCAACCACTGGCGGCGAACAGATGTGGGCCATCGTCAACCGCACCGTCAACGGCAACACCGTCCGTTACGTCGAGCGGTTCGTATCAGGCATCAACGTCGATTGCGGCATCAGCGCAACCAGTGGACCTGGTGCGACGGTGTGGACCGGGTTGGGCCACCTGGAAGGTAAGACCGTGGATATCGTCGCGGACGGCGTGCCGATGCCGCAGCAGGTTGTCACCGGCGGGCAGGTCACCATTTCCCGCAACGCCTTAACCGTTCAAATCGGTCTGCCGTACAAGACCAGGATCAAAACGCTGACGCCAGAAGTGCAGGGCAGCACCGGCAGCGCCCAGGGCAACAGCATGCGGGTCGCTGAAATCACGTTGCGATTCCTCGAAACGATCGGTTGCGTGGTTAACGGCCAGCCGATCGCTTTCCGTGTGCTTGGCGAGAACGTCCTGAATCAGCCAGCGCAGCCGTTCACCGGGGATCACAGGCTTGAAAACCTCGGATGGGACCGTGGCCAAGCCTCTATCACTATCGAGCAAAACCAGCCGCTGCCGTTCCACCTGCTCTGCGTCATCAAAAAAATGTCGATCAACGATTGAGGTAATACCCATGATCAGGGCCGCCAAACACTCTGACGTACCCCGGCTGATCGAGCTGGGCACCATGCTGCACGACATCAGCAGTTACTCAACGCTCGCTTTCTCACCCGAGAAGTCCGCGGCGTTTCTGCATGAGCTCATCAATGGGCACAACGGTGTGGTGTTCGTGGCTGAGATCAGCGGCGACATCGTGGGCGGCATGGCTGGTGGGATCGTTGACCAGTGGTTCAGTGAGGAAACCATTGCCTATGACTACTCAGTGTTCATTGAGCCATCGCGCCGCAGCGGCTTCACAGCGCGCCGACTGATTCTGGCGTTTGTCGAGTGGGCGCGGCTCCGTGGCGCTCGCCATGTGCAGCTGGGTATCGGCACAAAGCTCAACGTCGAAGGCACCTCGAAGCTGTATCAATCCCTGGGGTTCGATGTGTTCGCGCCCCTCTTTCAAATGGAGATCAACTAATGGCTGCTGGCGCTGCGTTTATGGCGGCATACGGCGGATACATCGCCGTCGCTGCTGCCGTTGCCGGGACGGCATATTCCGTCTATTCATCCCAACAGGCCGGCAAGCAAGCCGACCAGAATGCCAAGGCCCAGGCCGAGCAGTCGCAGCTTGACGCTGATGCTGCTGCCAGTGCTTCGGTGGTCCAGGCCGACCGCATACGTCGACTTGCGCGCAATCAAGCGAGCGAGGCAAATGCCGCGCTTGCAGGGTCTGGCGTCGAAGTGGGCGAGGGCACGGCCATCAACATCAACGAGGAAATCTACGGCAACGCCGAAGAAGACGCCGCGCTGACCATCTTCAACGGCCAGGCTCAGAAGGCCCGAGGCTACGCCGACTCCAGCAACATCAGAATGCAGGGGGCTCAGGCGCGCCAAGCTGCGAACTCTCAGGCTATCGGCAGCGTATTGAACACCGGTGCTTCCCTCGGCATGTCCGGCTGGAAAGCAGCGGCCAACGGGCAGGCATCTAAACCCGGGGGCGCGGCTGTATGAAAATCCCAGTGGGCAACTTTGGCCAGACCAACGTGCAGACGGATGTCGCGCAGAACCGCGTCATCACCACCGATCCGGGTGTACAGAACCGCATAAACCAACAGGCTGCTGGCGCGGTAACCAGTCTCGGGCTGAATGTCCTTGACCAGCAGATAGATAAGGGCATCAAGGAAGACCAGGCCCTTGCCCGGGTGAAGGCCAGTAACTCGCTGATCGATCGCGAATCGCAGATCAAGACCATCGCCACCGACCTTGATGAGCAGATGCGCACCGGCAAGCTGAGCTACGAAAAGGCGCCGGAAGCCTATAACGCGGCGGTGTCGAAGCTTGACCCGCTGGACACTCCGGGACTTGACGCTGCTCAGCAGGGCGAAATCGGCAACTCTCTCAAGCGCATGCAGATCGGTGGCCTTGAAGCCATCCGCGCATCCGCTGCCAAGGGTCGTATTCAGTCCGCCCAGAGCGACCTGGTGTCACGCATGGACATGCTGGGCAAAGACGCCGCCATGCCCGGCGCGAACGTCGATCAGATCAATGCCCGCATGGATGCCGAAGACATCGATATCGCTGGTCGGCTGGCCTTCGGCGAAGGATGGGCCAGCAAGAAACAGGAATTCAAGGACGACAACTGGACCACGCACGCCACTCAGCGTGTCATCGAGTCACGCGAGAGCCTGGGCAGCCTGCAAAAGGTCGAGCACGACCTCACCGCCGAGGATGGGTTCTACGCCAAGAAGCTTGACCCGGAGAAGCGTACCCAGTTGCTGAACACCGTCAGCGGGCGAATCTTTCAGGTCAAGGAACACCAACAGCGCCAGGCCGAAATGCGGGAAATGAAGGCCGAGCGGATACTTACCCAAATGGATCGACAGGCAGCAACAGGTGTTCCGCCGACGCCGGCAGACCAGCAGCGGTGGAAAGCCGGGCTGTCTGGCACGTCCGCCGCCGGCGAGTTCAACGCACGCATGGGCGAAATGAACGAGGTGCAGAACCTGTTGCGTCAGCCCATTGCGGCGCAGCAGCAGTACGTCGAACAGAAGCGCCTGCAAATGGCCAGGAATGGCGGCAGCGTCACCGAGCAGGCGAACGTGGCTCGCCTGCAAACTGCGATCGATAACAACACCAAGCTGATGCGCGAGAACCCGCTCACCTTCAACGCCATGCGAACCGGGGTCGACGTCGAACCGCTGGATATCTCGGGCATCACCACGCCAGAAGGACAGGCCAAGCTCGGCGAGCAGATCGCGAACCGCTTCGACGTGGTGAATTCAATGCGCAAGTCCTACGGGCCTGAGGTTGCTCGCAACCCGTGGAAGCCTGAAGAGCAAACCATGCTGGCTTCGTTGCTGTCGCAGGCCGATGACGGCACCAAGCTGCAGGTACTGGGCGCTATCGCGGCATCCTCACCAACTGGTGCCGATGCCGCTGCCGCGATCAAGCCGATTGCCGGAGATCAGCCGATCACTGTCCTTGCCGGCATGGCGCAGTTCCGTGGGCTCAAGGGTGAAGACGGTACCGACGTGCCCAAGACGTTGTTGGCCGGCGCGAAGGTGCTCACCGACAAATCAACACCGATGCCGAAAGACAACCAGTTCCGGGAATCCTTCGATGAGCGCGTGGGCAACTCGCTCACACCTGGTACCCCGCAGCGGGAGCAGGCCTATCTGGCTTACAAATCCATGTATGCAGGCATGGCCGGACCGAAGGGCGTGAAGCATGACGGGCCGTCGCCTGAGATCGACAGCAAGCTTGCCGATCAGGCGATCACCCTGGCCACCGGCGGAGTGGGTGAGCGGGGCGGCGCGAAGGTCATCAAGCCCTACGGCATGAGCGACAAGGTGTTCGATAAGGTCGTCGATATCGAACTCGAAGGCCTGGCCACCCGTAGCAAGTTCCCGATCGGCCAACTGGAGGACATGCCGCTGTCGCCGGTACCGGGCAAGGAAGGTTCGTATTACCTGCTGAATGCGGGTCGGGTACAGATCGATCCGACAACCAACGAACCGATGATGGTGAAAGTCAAATGAGCTGGCTTGACGGGATGGTCGAAGAAAACGAAGCGCTGAGCCAGAACGAGCGCCTTGGACGGACAGCAGACAAGCCGGCCCCGGGCGCCTTCACTGGCGCACTCGACGTTCTGGGTCCCAGCCTGCTGCGTGGTGGGCTTGAGGCTGGCGCCGCCGTTGAGTCTGGTTTCAGCTCGCTGTGGCAAACCGGCCTTGATGCGGCCGCCAACGTGCTACTGCCTGAACCGAAGTTCGGCGGAAAGCCCAACGTCACCAGCGCTGAAGAATCGAGCCAGGAGACGCTGGGGCAGGGCACGGCTCAAGCGGTGATGGACCTGCGCCCTGATCCCGCCGAAGTCGGTGTGGTCGGCCAGATCCTTGGCGAAGCCGCTGCCATTTTGCCGCGCACGGTGGTGGGCACGGTCCTCGCTGGGCCTGTGGGAGCGGGACTGGCTGCTGGTGGTCCTGCTGGCTACGCAAGCAAGCAGGTTGGCATGGCTGAAGGCTTGGACGAATCAACGGCCACTCTCAAGGGGGTGATCGACGCTGCAACCGTGGGTGTCGGTGCGGTGTTGCCGGCGGCGCGCTTCGTCAAGCCATTGCTTGGAGATGCTGCAATTGCTGTAGGAGCGAACGTAGGGTTGGGCATGGCTGGGCGCGGCGCCACTGCCGAACTGCTGGACGGTGGCGGCTATCACGCACAAGCCGCCCAGTACCGCGCCATGGACGGCACCGCGATTGCGACGGATGCCATCCTCGGTGCTGCGTTCTTCGGCATTGGCCGGGCCGGACTGCGCCGTCCCACCACTGAACAGGTCGACGCGGCATTGAGTGAGCGCACCTATCAGCATGCCGATATCGACACCGCACCAGGTGCGCCGATCAACCCACGGTCAGCGGTTGCCCACCAGGATGCAATCCGTACGGCTATCGGCCAACTCAGCCGCGGTGAACCGGTGGTGTTGCCCGAGAGCATCCACTCGGCCCAGTTCATGCGAACTGCCGAGAAATCCTCGGTAGTTGCTCCAACCCGTGACGTAGCGCTGGCCACCGCCAAACAGGATCTTGAACCGACCTTGCGCATGCAGCTGGAGCAGGAAGCCGCCGGCATTCTCCCCAATGTGAAGGACGTCCGCGCCGAGCTGGGCACGCTCAAGCAGTCCATTGATGGGTTGGACGATACGTTTCGCGCTCGAGCAAAAGAGTTCCAGGCACAGGGGCAGAGCCGCAAGCGTGCCGAACAGTCGGCAAGGCAAGCGATCGATGCTGAGCGCCTTGAACTCAGCGACCGCCAGACCGCGCTGAATGAAAGCCTCACCGGCAACCGCACCGCCGAGCTTGCCCGCGCCGATCTGGCCGCCATGAATCGTGGCGAAACCCCGTCTCGCTTTGACGATCGAGTGAATCAACGCGCGGATGCCATTGTTCAGGGCTTCGAGAAAAAGCCACTCGCTGCCGGTGTCGCTGAAGCCAACACCCGGCAGTCCATGGCGCAGATAGCGCAGCAGGAAATCCGCCGCATCCTTGACGATATAGAACGCGCTGAGCCGACGTTGCAGGCCAAACCGCTGGATATTGGCCGGCCAGTTGATGCTCCAAAGGCTGGGAAAAATGCACAGGCCCCAGCAAAAAATGCATCGGAACCGGCAAAAGTTGCAACAACTGGGGGAAAAGATGCATCAGCACCCCCTAAAGATGCAGCACCGTCGAAAGGCGAGCAGCCCGATGCTGACCCGGTCGTGCAAGTCGCAGACGAGATCCTGAGCCGCATGGACGACATGCGTCTGTCCACTGGCGCGCTGGATGCCGACGGCAACCCGATCACTGTGTCTGCGCGGGAACTGATGGCGCAGGCCGACGCCGATATCGTCAGGGCTCAGGAAGAATCCCGGGGCTTTGTCGCCGCTGCAGCGTGCTTCCTGCAACGGGGGTGATGTGTGAATATGCGACCACACAAGCGATTCAAGGGACAGGACATGAAAAGGGTATTGCCGCTCATTGCGCTATCGCTGCTCGCCGGGTGCGCTTCCGAAGCGAAGTATGAAACCCGGCTGAACACTTGGATCGGCCAGGACGAGCTGAAACTCGTTCGTTCGTGGGGGCCGCCAGAGCGCACCTATGAATCGGGCGATAGCAAGTTTCTTCAATACTCGTTCGGCAACACTCTCGTTTTGCCTGGTACCCCGTCTGTTGCAAGCACCAGCGTGACCGGCACTGCCGCCTACACGACGGTCAGCCACGGCGTGCCGCAGCAGGGGCTCGAATACAATTGCGCCACCACCTTCGAAATCAAAGCGGCCAAAATCGTCGACTGGTCCAATCGCGGCAACGGCTGCGTCTCTGAATAAATAGTCGGGAAACCGTCTATCCCCCCACCATAGGCTTGCCCCATTCCAATTGGAGGCAAGCCCATGGCCATGCGCGCCGAGTGCATTCAAGCTGTCACCCAGGCCATTGGCCGATCCCTCACCCAACCAGAAATCCAAGGCATCGAGGACAGGCTGCGCCGCAACATGCGCCAGCTCGCCCAGACCGACACCACCTGGCAATCAAAGACCGCTGCCGACCGGTTGAACGAGGCCGCCACCAAATCCGCGCAGGAGCTGGTGGCTGAGCAGCAACTCAAGAAAAAGCGCGTGGCCCTGACAATCCTGGCCCACGACCGCATCGACAGTTATATGAAACGTTTCCCGGATCAGCCCCTTGAAGGGCTTGATCGGTTGTTGGCGTTTTCCAGCGATGGCAAGAGCGGCATTCAGTCGATCGAGTCGGCCAGTCGCGCCATCCGTGACGATGCGCTGAGCCGCATGCTTGAGGTGATCGACCAGACTAAGGGCAAGTTTATGGGGTTGTTCCAGGACGAAGCTGGCAACCTCGCTTTGGTGCGCGAGCTGCACGGGCAGGATTCCGGCGTAGCCACCGCCAAGACCGCAGCGAAACAGTTTCAGGACACCGCTGAACAACTGCGCCAGCGCTTCAATCGTGCCGGCGGCGATGTGGGTTTGCTGGATGATTGGTCGATGCCGCGCGATCACTCGCAGGTGAAGGTGGCCAAGGACCAGGCTAAGTGGGTGGGGGACCACGTGCAGTGGGCGAACCGCGCCAAGTACATGAAAGAAGACGGCTCGCCGATGAATGATGTTGAGCTGACCGACTTTCTCAATCACGCATGGACCACCCTGGCCACCGGTGGCGTCAACAAGCTGGAACCGGGCAACGTCGCCGGCAACGGCATGCGCGCCAACCGTGGGAGCGAGTCCCGCCAAATCCACTACAAGGATGCCGAGAGTTTCATCGCCGCACAGAAAGCGTATGGCGAACGCAACCTGCTGGAGCTGCTGATAGGCCACATCGACAGGGCATCGCGGGATGTCGCCTTGGTCGAAACGCTGGGCCCGAACCCGAACAACCAGATGCGTTACTTCCTCGATGAAGGGCAGAAGGTCACCATCGAGGCCGACCCACTGAAAGCCGACAAGACCGCCAAGCAGCGCCGGAAGATCGAACACCTTTATGAAGAGGTGGCCGGCACCCGCGAACCGCCAGCATCTGCTGCTATTGCCAACGGTTTCGAGACTTACCGCGCCCTGAACGTCGCCAGCCGCTTGGGCTCGGCGGTGCTGACGTCCGTAACCGACCAGGGAACGCTGGGGCTTACCGCTGCCATGAACGGCATGCCGGTGATGAAGGTATTCGCCAATGAGATACGCATGCTCAACCCGGCCAGTGCCGGGGATCGTCGCATGGCGCAGCGTGCCGGGCTGGGCTTGAACCAACTGATCGGTAGCCTCAATCGCTGGGGCGCTGACGGCTTGGGAAGCACCGAGCAGATATCGGGCAAGGTGTCGAAGTTCTCGCAGACCGCCGCCAGCAAGGTGATGCAGGCGTCTGGCCTTAACGCCTTGACCGCTGGCACGCAGAGGGCTTTCGGCGCCACCATGATGGACACCATCGGCGACATGTCGCGCCGGCACCCGACCATTGCAGCCATGGACCCAGCCGACAGCAAGCGCCTGCTCGGCCAGGGCGTAACCGAAACCGATTGGTCTGTGTGGCGCCTTGCTCAGCCTGAGGACTGGCGCGGCGTGGGCGACACAGTGCTGACCGCGAACAGCATCTACCGCATTCCTGACGCTGACCTGGTGCAGATGGCCAAGCAGCTCAACACTACGCCGCAGCGCCTCAAGGATCAGGCCGCCACCAAGCTGCTGGGCACCGTGCTGGATGAAACGAACATGGCAATCATCGAGCCCGGTGCCCGTGAGAAGGCCATGATGCACGGCGGCGTTGAGCGCGGCACCGTCAAGGGCGAGCTGTTGCGCTCGTTCTGGCAGTTCAAAAGTTTCTCCATCGGCATGGTCATGCGGCACGTCCAGCGCGGCATGGCGCAAGAAGGCTGGGGCAAAGCCGGTTATCTGGGCGCGCTGATCGCCAGCACCACCGTGCTGGGCGGCATGGCCATTCAGCTCAACGAAGTAGCCAGCGGGCGCGATCCGAAAAACATGCTGGACGACGGCACGCTCGGCGTGCCGGGCCTGCGCTTCGGCATCGCCTCCATGCTCAAGGGCGGGGCGATGGGTCTGTATGGCGACTTCCTGTTCTCTGACAACTCGCAGGGCGGCAGCTCGCCACTGGCGGCCGTCGGCGGCCCCATCGCTGGTGACATCGAGCAGGTATTCAAGCTCAAGGACAATGCGGCCGCCGGCGAGGTCAACCAGACCGGGGCCAAGCTGGTGAAGCTAGCCAAGAGTCATTTGCCCGCGGCGAACCTCTGGTACACGAAGGCCGCAACGGACCACCTGATCTTCAACCAACTGCAGGATTACTTCTCGCCCGGGTACCTGCGCCGGATGAAGCAACGCGCACAGAAGGAATTCAAGCAATCGTATTGGTGGGAGCCGGGCGACTCGACGCCCGATCGCGCGCCGAACCTTGACGCCGTAGTAGGAGGCCGCTGATATGCGTGACGATCAGATCACCCGATTGCAAGCGCTCAGCGAACGCCTGGGTGAAGTTGTAATTTCCGAGGTCGATCCGCACAACTGGCCAGGTGCTGAGAAGGTTCCGGCTGAACTCACCCAGCAGGAACGCGGCGACCGCTACTGGTGCAAGAAGAACGCCGCCGCCACCATGACTCTGTTGCTCAAGGTGGTGAACATCGCCGGCATCATGAACCGCCAGAAGCCAGCCCCGGACGCTGGTCATGCTGTGGATGAACTGGACGGCGAACTAGCTGCCGCCGAACGTGAGGCGCAAGCCATCATCGATCGGATGCAGAAGAGTGGCCATGTCCACTGACCCCGAGAAGAAAGTCAGCCTACTGGTTTTCTTTATGCTGTGGGCACGGCGCATGCGATGGGATGTGCCGTTTATCCACGTTCAAGCGCTGATATGGCTGGAGGCTAAAGGGCCTCTGGCCGTTTTGCGTTGCTTCCGGGGCTTCGGCAAATCCACCTTGCTGGCGATCTATAACGCCTGGCTCTACTACAAAGACCCGACCTTTCGAATCCTGCACCAGTCGGAATCGGACCCGACCGCCTACAAAACCAGCCGAGATACGCAGAACGTCATCCGCAATCATCCGCTGACCCGTCACCTGTTGCCGCCCAACCAGGGCACCGTCGAACAATGGTGGGTAGAAGGGGCGTCCGACTTCCGGAACGCCAGCATGTTCGCCAAGGGCATTCTGTCCAACGTCACTTCGGCCCGCGCTGATGAATGCCAGAACGATGACGTCGAGGTCCCGCGAAACATCCAGACACCCGAGGCACGGGAAAAGCTCCGGTACCGGCTCGGTGAACAGACACACATCCTGGTGCCGGGTGGCAGCAAGCTCTACATCGGCACCCCACACACCCATGACAGCCTGTACGACGAACTGGAAAGCATGGGCGCCGACTGCCTGACCATCCGCATGTTCGCCCAGGAACACAGGATTGATGACGCCAAGCTGAACGCCTACGACGTGCCGTTCGTGCCTGACGTGGTGTTCTCCGGAATCGGCAAGCACGCACGGGTGCTGGTGCTCGGCAAGGATTACCAGCCGACGAAGACCGGTATTGCCTTCTTTACACCACCCGGCACGTTGGTCGATTGCTATGCGGGCAGCGCCTGGCCCGAGCGTTTCGACATGGCGACACTGGAAACGCGCCGTAAAGAAACCCGCACCATCAACGAATGGGATTCGCAGTATCAACTCCACTCGAAGCCCGTCACGGAGGTTCGTTTGGACCCGACCCGAATTATCCCCTACGACGTCCAGCCGACCATGCGCTACGCCAACAACGCGGCTGCCATGTATCTGGGTTCAACGCAGATCGTTGGCGCGGTAGCTTACTGGGACTGTTCGCTGGGCAAGATCAAATCCGACGCCTCAGCATTCTCGCTGCTGCTGACCGATGCCCGCGGGCAACTCTATTGGCACATCGCCGCCGGTCTTACCGGGGAAATTGCTGAGTTCGACAGCCGCGACCGAATCATTGGCGGCCAGGTGTACCAGGTGCGCGAGCTGGTGATCAAATATCAGATTCCGCGCGTCATCGTCGAAACCAACGGCCCGGGCGGCTTCGTGCCGACGATCCTGAAACAAGCCCTGAAGGGTACCGGTTGCGGGGTGGGGGAAGAGCACTCAACCGTCAACAAACAGAAACGCATTCTCGACGCCTTCGAATCGCCGCTGTCGGCGCGCTTCCTGTGGGCTCACATCGATGTGCTGCGCGGCCCGGTGTGGGATCAGATGCGCGATTTCAATCCGGCAGTGAACACCCAGGACGACGACTATATAGACAGCGGCGCCGGCGGCATCAGCTCAACCCCTGTGCGCATTGGCCGAATAGTCGGGAAACCGACAGAGGCTCGGCGGGACGATTGGCGCCCAGATGCGGGCACTCATGATGTTCAGGTCGAATACTAGCCCGCCCACACTCAGGGGCACGTCATGTCAGTTCAACCAGGACCAACGTTTAAGCGCTATGCAGCCAACGGCATTGCGCCGACCTACACCATTACCTTCCTATTGCTTGATGCTGCCGACCTGCAAATCACGCTCGACGGTGCCCTGATTACGTCCGGGTTTACCCTTACAGGTATTGGCAACCCAACCAGTTCATGCACATTCACGGTGCCGCCGCTGGGCGATCTGTTGTTTCAGCAAGTCATGCCGTTTCAGCGGTTAACGGACTACCAAATCAACGGCGACTTCCTTGCGCAGACGGTAAACCCGGACTTCGATCGACTGTGGTTGGCCGTCAAGCAGCTGTATCGAGACAATGGACGAGCTCTGACGGTGAGCTTGCTGGAGCCTGAAGGCATCCCGCCGCTGCCGGTCATCGCAAATCGCGCTTTGCGGATGCTGGCCTTTGATGCGCTGGGTCAACCGACCCCTTCCAATCTGACCCTGGAGCAGATCGAACAGCAGCCGGCGCAGGCTTTGGCTGCCGCCGCTGCCGCCGCTGCATCAGCTAACGCCGCTCATTTATCCGAAATTGCAGCCGCTGCATCCGCCTCCGCTGCGGCCGCGTCTGCTGCTTTTGCCGGCGACCCTTGGAATTTTCAGCCTATCGGCGTGCCGATTCCCGTGTTTACCAACCTGACAGGGGTTACTGAGCCACCCACCAATCAGCCTTATCGCTACATCAAGCTCACTGCGGCCGATGCCTACAACACAGGTGTGCTGAGTTCGGAGAGTGTGACCGGGACTTCGCCGCTTGTGCAGGCGACTGCCGTTGTCAGCTTGGCAAGTAGTCCATTGAACGGGCAAACCGTAAGACTGATGAACACCGAGCGGCGATTCCTGAGGGCGGGCTCGTCCGGCACAGTCGAGGGCGATCAATTCCAGGGGTTTCAAGTCGGTGCCGTGGAGGCAGGCGGAACCCGTTATGGTGATATGACCGCCAACGGCGCCTCAGGCTCTGTCGCAACTAACGCAGGCAGCGGGTTTTCCATCGAGCGATGGCTCGCATCAAATGGCGCAGGCCTAAGCACCCGTTTGCAGCCAGTGGGTGACGGCACCAACGGCGCCGTCCGATCAGGGACGGAAACGCGCGGCAAGAACATCGGCGTTACCTATTACATGCGCATCAAGTAATTCCTGCTCGGCAGGGACGCCAGAAAGGGCCAGCAGCGCAGCAAAAGTACATTGGTTAGTCCATCGAGGCTTGTAGATTCCGCGAGGGGCTGGCGACGAACAGCGCTCAGTCCGGCGCCATCAGCACCGCAAGCGTCAGCTTGATGAACTCTTCGTTCTTGTCGATGGTGTCCAGGGCGCCGCGTACGTTGTCAGCCACTTCGGCGCCGCCACGCTCCTCGACCCAGTTGGACAGTTCAAGAATCGCTGCCTCTAGAGCCAATTGGTTTTCGTTGATCTTGTAGAGCAGAGAAGGGAGCAGGTCTGAATGGGGCATTGAATTTCCTCCGTGAAGAGGGAGCGTAGCAGGGAGAAACTTGAAGTGTGAGAATTGATGTGGGGTGTCGGCAGAACGCCGTAGGGGCAGGGACTTTCTGAACGAAAGCCTGTAGGGACTTTTGCGGGGAAACGTGAAACCAAGCTGAACCACGTAGAGCGTCGATTGCAGTGGGCGCCTACGTAATGGACTGTAATTTAAAGCCTTTTAGGACGTCCGCCAGCATGGGGTGCTAGGGGTCGAGTGTTCGAATCACTCCGTCCCGACCATATTTTTCAATGACTTAGCCCAATCCGAAAAGATTGGGCTTTTTCATGCCTGAAAGAATACTCCCACATTTACTCCCACGAATATCCTGGATCTAGGTAGCTGTGAGCTAGCGATAGCTTTGGCACTGCTTTGCGCCAGCTCTGGCTGCCCACCAACGGCAGGCAGCGCCTGGTGGGTAGCAAGGGCATTGGAATCGCTCAATACAAGATTGGGTAGAGAAGTATTCGCAGCTACCTGAATACACGGCGATATCGTTAATATGCTGGGTGGAGTGAGCAGCTCCTGACGGCTGATCAACTTGAGCTCAAGCACATTGACTTACACCAATTTCCACTTCTGGCTTTGGTTGAACCTTGGCGAAACGATCGAGTTGGCTTCGACATAGCAAGGACGCGTACAGATGATCGACTACCTCGCGGCATTCCCCATTCCAGCCAACCTGTTGCCGGAGCGATTGCGTTCGCTGCTACAACCAATCTGTAGTGGTCTAATGAAACCGGACACCCATTTAGGCGAGAATGCTCGCCAGATTGAGGTGTCAGATGACCAAACAACGCCGCTCCTTTACTCC